CAAGTCAGGTGCTGTACAGGTTTGAGCAGCGGCACCAGCTAACCAGCTTGTAGTGGTGATAGTTGAACCACTTTGAACATTGTATACACCGTTAATATCGAAATATTGTTCTTGGTTACCTGCATTATTCACGCTTGTAGATTGGGTGCATGTATTAACGGAAATGATTTTTGATGGACTTTGAGCATAGTTCTTGTTATTTAGTGCAGCAATTGCCTGCTGGCAGACGTTCATTACAGAACCTTGATTTGAGCCATTGCCTCCTAGGCTTGCAAGTATTCTGTAAGTCATTGGAGGCGTATAGGTTTGAGCCGCATGTAGGCTGCCCGATACTATGATAAGCAAGCAGAATATTAAACGCCGAACATAATCCATAATGCCCCCAAGTAACCAATAAGTATGAAATAACCAGCCATGTAATTCCCCTTTAAAATAGAAAGCCCCACCGAGGCAGGGCTTTGTTTTGCTATTGCTTCTTAGCCACCAGTCAATTTGCGGTAAGCTAGTTTCGTACCCCAGATTAAAAGTAAGGCACCACCGATAGTGCCGATTGCAGTTACTACAGTTGTTAATAGTGTTACGATTGCTGAAACATCCATGCTTATTCCCCTTCGAGAGATTGGTTTGGTTTTAAAAATTGACCAACTACGCGGGATGCGTAGCCAGCCGCCCAGCAAATAGCGATTGCAGTCGCTATCTGATAGCCTTCATCAGGAGTTAACGCCCATGCGTTAATGCCTAAGTCACTTGGCTGCGCAAGTACATATGTGCAGCTTGTGTATTCTGTTGGTTGTGGTGAGGCAACTTGGAAAGTGTTGCCGTCAATTTGCGATAAGCAGAGCATTTAAGCTGCTACCTGTTCCCAATACCAGCTTGGTATTACAGACGGTGTCAGCTGGACAACTTCTAAGCGGATTGGTAAGCGTGTTACATTGCTTGGTTTTTTAATGTCAATGCCGTAGGCTAAGAGCTCTTTACGCCATCTTTGTTTTGTTCTTATTGTGTATGCATCGTCTGTCCAGACATCCTGTCCAGAACGCCAGTCACGTGCAATTCTGCCTATGTTTTTGGGGATATCCTCAAGAGGTGAACGAGTAGCAGTGCCACGCGTAAGGACGTCTGTAAATCTGTCATATATAATGTTTTCCATGTCTGCCACTCCTGATATTTTCAGAAACTCTGTATCTACGTTGTATTTGTTGTTCCATGCGTTAATGTTGCGTAGTCCGTATTTGGTTAGATATCGGCTTTTAAGTGATATCTCGTGTCTAATGATGCCCTGCTCTTTTACCCAGTCTGCTAATTCAAGATTGCAATGTTCACCTAGCGATTCAGCTTTAATGTACATCTTCGCGTACCAAAATTTTGAACCTTCATTCCAGCTTATGCCGTTATCGCCATAAGCTTTGGCTGATGCTTTTCTGCTGCTGTCTTGCCCTGCGAAATAATGAATAAGGCGTTTGGCGGATACGTCCGAACCTGTTGAATAATTCCTAGTGAGGTCGATGCGCGTAATAATGCACCCTCGCTGAACAATGCCTCCATCCGCAGTGTTCGTGCCGCGTTCATTCGTGAACGGTGGTAGACCAAGCGCTGCAAGAATGTCATTAGCCCTAATAATGCAGTCGATAACGCTATAACCAAAAACATTGTCGCGCCTGCCGAAGCGTGAAACATTGCCATCAAAAGTGATTCGGTTGCCATCGCATTTAATCCTTATCTTTGTTGAATAACTGCCTTCGTAATCAAAATGCCGTTGAGTTGTCCATTCAATTTGTGTGGCATCAAAAATAGTCTTCATCTGCCCTGTTTCAGGGTCGATAAAACGTTTAATTGCGTCAGCTTCAAATTGAGCGATACAGCCGTTATTAATAACAGGTAGACCGCCCTCGAAGTGCGTTTGGTAGCATGACAGCCAGTCGCAAAAAGCCATGTGAAGTTAAAGTACTTCGACTAGAGTTAGTGTATTTGTGATGTAGGTGTTGCCACCATTTTTACGTGGGAAACCGCCCATGCGTACTTTAAGTCTTAACAAGTCCCCTACTCTGCCAAATGGACGTTCTTTGGCTGATTGTGAGACATTGATGACAGAGGGCATGGAGTATTCGTCTTGCGCCTTTTGTGACATGGTGTAGTACGTGTACTCGCTGTTTTGTGGTTGTTCAATTGCTGTGATTTTGCCTTCGATGATGCCTTCATTCATTTGAAGTTTTGAAGGGGTATTGATTGGTGCTACGTTTTCTTGTGCCATTGTTATGTCTCCGTTTTATGCCTACAGATTGTAGGTAAGAGATTATTACCTACTAATTGTAGGTAATGCAAACGATTTTTTGGCGTATTATTGAATTTTTGCAGTTGAGGTGGTTATGAAAACATCAGAATATTTGAATAAATGCAAGACACAGCTTGGTTTACAGAGCGATTATGCATTAGCGAAAATGTGGGAAATAGATGACGGAATGTTAAGCAGATATAAATCTGGAAAATTAAAACCAGATGTTTATTTATGCTTCAAAATTGCAGAAACTTTACACGAAAGCCCTACTAAGGTGATTGCAGAGCTAGAAAGTGAAAATCAAAGAAATGAGGTTAAGTCTTTGTATTTTAAACGTTTTTTTTCGATTGTGGGGTTGTGGATAACTTTGGGCTTAATGTTACCCAACTTAGGCACTTCTTACGGCATCGCGTCATCGGCTGGAAAAGTCGCTGAAATGGCGTCAATTAGTCATAACAGCCCATTATACGAAGTGGTTATTGCATTTATTCGCCGTCTTTTACGTTTGGAAAAGCGACATAAATGTCGCCTATTTTACGTGTAACTGGACACGTAAACCGCTTCGCGGTTGATATGAGAATTTAGATATCAGTGGAATTAATAAAAGATAAAACCCTATGATTCGCGTCATAGGGTTTTTTAATGTTCGTGTTCGGTGTCTGGTGGCTAGGTGTCCGCTTACGCTGCCACTACGCCCCCAAACCCCAACCACAAAAGCTTAAAAGCAGTCTACAGGGCGCGAAGTCACGGCGGCTATAGTTTAGGCTCTACATACCGCGTGTTATCGTCTGCTACGGCGGTTTTGGTGCTGTCTACATGGGGTTGCACCCCATCCCCCGAATTCGTGCGGCTTGAGCCTTGTGTGGTTGTTTTCCAGTCTATGAAGATACCATTAGCCACAATTTTTAGGCATATTGCTTCGTCTATTTCCATTCTGGTAGCTTGCTGCGTGTAACAGTTACAGCCTTGAGTATTTGAACGAACGCAAGCAGCTGGATACGGTGCAGTTACAGGGTCAATTACTTTTTCATAAATTGGCGCTGAACTTGGTATATCTGCAATTTCAGGTTTACGAGCTTCTACGTAAGTAAGTTTTGTTGCTTGCTGATTTGGGCTTATATGCGTTGATGGTGAGCCATCCGCGTTAGTTTTTCCGTGTGACATTTCATCCATCTTTTTGGATGGATCTGTTTGAATTTTAACGAGTGATTGAAAGGCGAAGTAACCAACAATGACGACTAATATCGGTAAGACTATGAGCATGACCATGCGCATTGGTATGCGCTTTTTCATGGTATGCGCGTCTGCGGATTTATACCAGTTGAACACTTCTTTAGGGTAAATAAAGTGGGTAGATATTGAGTTCTTTTGATTTTTGTCTACGTTGTCACGAACACTTTGAAACTCGTGAATTGTAGACTTTTGGAAGCCGTAGAACCTAATCACATGGTAATGCTTACCTGCTAATCGTCTGATATTGCCATCTACAAGCATTGGATGCTGTGTCAGTAAAAAGAAGTCCAAGCCTTTATGTCGGTGCGTTTCAAATTCGCTTATGTGAGGCGGTGGTTTGACGCTTGCAGCTCTTGGTCTGAATGTGGATTGGCATTCATCTATAACAATAATTGAATGACTAGGAAGGCTTATCCAGTCCTCTGGGCTATCCATAAGATGCCAACCAGCCAGAGTTAATTCTGGTATGCCGTGGTAATAAACTTCGCGAGGTGGTAGCCCTTTTTCTGATTGCGCTTTGTTCTCTTTTTCAACATAGGCGACTACTGTCGTGAGAGTCCAAAGTGTTTTACCACTGCCTGGCAATCCTGTGACTAAATTAATCATTTTTTGAACACCATCTTAGTCACGGAACCGTTTGTTAAACCGCCAATCGTGAATTTAGCGACTACAGCAGATATAACGACATTAAGACATTGACCTAGTTTAAGCATACCGACAACACCAACTAGTGGACCCATATTGCCCATGTTGGCTATAGCTGCGGTTTTCATACCTGTAAGGAGAATATCAACACCTGAATAGGTCACATACGATATAGCGAGAGCAACCAATATGCGTCCAACCAGTGAGCCTAGAATTGATACAAACGCCCCCCAGAGCATTCCTATAATGATTGGCATTAGATAGCACCCCCTAGAATGATTGCAGCGCTGATATAGGCGCACGCGAGGAATAAATAACCAAGCGCGTTGAGTACGTCACACCATTTTGAGAACGGTATAGTGACAGAGGCACCATTAAAGCTAATAACAGTGTCTGGGTTACATTGCCCTGCGTATGGACTTGAATCGTCCAGAGCAGTTGGAATGTTTATCGTTGTCGCATTTTGCGGCAAGCTAGGATTATTAGAAGGATTATCATTTTTTGCCTCGTTGTATTTATTGGTTAATGCATCGTCTGTTGAGCTTATTAGACAGGCATTTTCTGCTTCACTTTGAGCAATAGCACATAACGATACGTCACCCTCACAGCTAAAACCACTTAGCACTCCGTTTGAGCATGAGCCTTTATTGACTGACGAGTTCTTACATATGAAGCTTGTTGGGTGAAGCTCACAGAAGTCTTTAGTTTCAGGTGGTGTATCTGGCTTAGCGGTTGCTGCTGCTGTACCTGCTGCGGTTGCTGCTGCTGCATTTTTAGTATCAGCGTTTGATTGCGCGGCTGTAGCTGCTGCGTTTGCTGCATCTTTCTGTGCCTGTGTGGAATTAGGGTCTGCTGCTACTGCTGCGGCTTTGTCTGCTGCGGTTTTAGCATCTGCGACTGCTTTATCAGCTGCTGATTTTGCAGTTGCTGCTGCTGTAGCTGCCGCTTGAGCTGCTGCTTTATCTGCGGCGGTTTTTGCGTTGGCTGCTGCTGTAGCGTCAGCTAGTTTTTGCGCTGTTGCTGCGGCTTCAGCTGCATCTGCTGAAACTTTAGACTGTGATGAAGTTGTACATGCAGCACCTGTATTGGCTCTAAGTGATACATACCAGACAACGCCTGATGACTCTCTTTTATAAACGCCAGAGCCTTGCGTCCAGTGTGTACAACCGTTAACACATGTACCGGAGAATAAGTCACCGTTAAGGTCATTTTGTCCAGCGGTGCAATTTGGAGGCAAGATACATGTGTTTGTTGCTACGTCATAAAACGTTTTTGGTGTAGTACATGCGGCCACTGTACAGAACATTGCAGGAATAGTACCGCCTCG